CAACGTTATCACTATCACTCAGTTGGCGTACAATGACGGAAAATGTGCCGTAGGGGGTAGAATCATTTTGAGGCGCCTTGATATTCGCAATAGAAACTTTCATATTACGGTTGGACCAGTCGCCGGGGGTAAGGGCGTGGAACTTGAAAAGCTTTTGACGATCTTTCGGGTTCCAATTGGTCGAAACATCGGCAATGCCCTGAACGGGGTCGTTTGCAATTACCCAGGGGGTCTGCCCAGCGACCATCGCATTCTTGTGATTGCCTCCATCGGCTGCCGTGCCGCCGGCGTCCCTATATAGCCACACCAAGGAGGCAAATGAATCACTAGAGGTAATATGGGTAGCAACAGATCGATCGAAAGTTTCGCCAAGCCAATAACCCTTCTGAGCGCTGGCATCAGTTATTGTACCATTGGTCAGTTGAGGATTGGTGTTGAGAACCTTCCGAATATATTTTGAGCTGTCGGTTGTAAAGTTGAATGAACTGGTGATGTTTTTAGATGAGCCGTCTTCAGCCGTGATGGCGACAACATATTCCCTTGAGCCGCCGCTATTTCTAACAATAAGCTGAGAGCCGAGGCCATTCTTGGGCCCCCCAGAAGTGCCCGTGACTGCCAAACACGTACCGCTCAACCGAAGCATCGTATTGGCATCTTCTACATAAATGACTGCTGCGAGGGCGCCCGTAAGACGAATTTCGCCGTTGTCCTGGTGGAGTAAACCTGTCGAGCCAGAATTAAAGAGGACCAAGCCCATCGCTCCACCGCCGGCGGTTCCGGCAGTATCCATTGATTCTTTCCAACCGGCCGCTCCGGCTCCGCCGGAAGTACTCTCATTGGGGTCTTCAACTCCTAAAAGTCGAACATAAGTTAGCGGAGAACTGTTTTTGAGGTATGCTTGGGCAGCATACGTGCCATACATGGGAGAAGACATATTGCCATTACGCCAAACGTCGCCTCCTTGACCCCCGGCTACGGGGTTTCCGAAATTTTCTATAAATTCGGAAAAAGAATTGACCACAACAGGCCGCATTGCGGGCCCTCGGCGTGCTCGACCGATGACGACCGGACCTGGTTGGCCCGGGCTGCGTGGAAGCGCGGAATTATCAATCTCTTGGACCTGCACTCCGGGTGAAACAAATTTAAAATTTTTAACTGACATTCGTTGGTTCTCCTCAATAACGAGTATTCCTATTAATTAGTGCTTAGCTGGGCCAAGCGACTTATTCTCTATAAAATCCATCCTTAATATTTTCGGGGATATCCCCTACAATAATGTGCTCTCTGGGAAACTTCACTTCTACAGCGTTCTCGCGACGCACAAGTTTCGGTTTTTCTTGGTTTTCTCCCTCTCCGATGAGGTAGCCCAAAACTTCAATATTGATGATAGTTTCGAACTGACGACGGTCCATTTCCATCTGTTGAGAATTTGAGTTATTAGCGAAGTTTCCGTCTATAAAGATTTCGTAGTAATGACCGTCGCTATGGATACGTCTGGGCATCCGAGAATTACCAGGAATTGTAAAGAAAGGTTGCATCATTTCGTTGGCCTGTTGCTGGTACTCAGAACGCAACGCAATTTCATAATTTACCGTCACCCAAGTGGGCAACGGAATGGTAATGGTTTCAAATACAGTCTTACGGGTGCTCATCTGACGCTTATTCACGCTGTAATACTTCGATTTGACGCGTCCTGGTTCATCGGGGCCACCAGCGTAAGTCCTATTCGCCAAGGCATTTTGAAACTCAGCCGTTTTCTTTTGATTAATTCGGCGCGCTACAGTGATGGTGCCCCCCTTAGCATCGTTAATGGGGTAGATGTTGGCGTAAGGAATTCCCTTGCGTGTAGGGTCTTTAACAACAGAAGCGCGTGCAACAGTTACGAGAGGCAACGTCAAAGCACCAGTTTTGTCGCGTAGATCGCGTTGGCCTTGGTGTTTGATCTGAAATGAGCGCTCCGCGGAGGACCAAATGACCGGAACCTTTTGAAATCCTTCGTTTGTAGTGACCGACAGGTTGACTGCGTTGTTAACAAAATGGACCATTGCGGCATCAATAGTCTCTAGTTTCGAGGGCATAAAGGTAACTTCTTGAAGTTGTTCTTCAACTTTTGGGGCTCCGACATAGGCCCAGCGTAATGCAGGTTTGTTTTGGATCTCTGCTTGAGTGCGACGATCCTTTCTTTTACTCCTTGACACGGAAATTCCCCTCTCTGGCCTTAATACACTCTGCGGTTACTTGGAATTTATGTTCCACTTGGCCAAAATAGTACCTTGTATCATTATAGGTTCTCACGATTTCGTAAAATTCCTCACCGTACTGAACAAAGTCTCCTACCCTTACATAGAGGTCTTGATCGGCAGTGAGCCGTTTTCTGTGAAAATTAACTGTCAGCTTGGTGAGATACTCATAGCCATAACGATCATTTGTTTGTTCATTCTCCACCACCACGTATGCGTAAACACGAATAGGAGGCAACGATATCTTATTAATTGATTCCCCATACACCCCATGATAATCTGAGTGTTCTACGCTGATAGGGTAATAAGCAATAGTTTGCCCAATTACTCTTTCGGCTAATTCATCATTAACCTGCTTAACAAGATCTCGTTCCTTCTTCCCAAAGAACATGGGAGGAGGCGGAGCGTCTGGCTGAGACCATTTATTTTTAGGATCTTCGGCCATCTATCTACCCTACGTAGATGCCAGCAGGTACCGACGCCAAGACCCCTTCCGCTGCCGTCGAGACGGCGGCTTCCATCTCGGCCACCTTCGCATACGTGAGTTCATCCAGTGTGGTCTTCAACTCATCTCTTAAAGCATCTTGCTCGGCTTTTGCTTGAGACAGAAGGTCTGCGAAATTGAGAGTTACTGATTCGCCGGGGATCGGAACTGTACTAAACTTGCCTCGTATCTGTCCCAGCATCTCCTTGGCGAGCGCCAATGCAAATCGTCTAATCCACTGTTTGCCAATAGCGTTAATACTATTAAAGGGAATATTGCTGAAGGGGAGGGTGTTCATATTGTTAACACCCTTCTTCCCAGAATTTGGTTGGCCGGCGACGTTGGCCCACGGTTCTCGGTTCTCGACAGTAAATTGTACCCAGAAGTTCTCGGGGCTTGTGTCGTCGGGAACTGGGAAAATACGGATCTTATTGTCTTGGATCTCGTATGAATAGTGTGAAATCCGCGTCCATAGCGCATCTTCGTAGGCCATCGCTTGTAGTTTATTTTGCCAGGTAGGAACAACTTCAAATGTTGAATCATCGGCGTATTGCCCATAGGTTCTCATATTACCTACCACCGAGAAGCCGCCATAATAGCCATAAAAACGCCACATGGCGCGCGGGGTTTTAAAAAAGACCTTTCGAATGATGACACGGTTGTTTCCCACCTTTCCATAGTAGGGTACATTTGTGTCGGTAGCAGCCGATGCAGAAATAATTTGTTGTAGATCGTAATCTTGTTCATCAGTGACTCGGGCAATAGAGGCCGAATAAATGGGCTCGATGCCACCCAGGCCCACTTCGGTAATGCGCTGGTTAGCTATGCGCCGGATATATCCATAGTCATAAGAGGGAAATCGTAGTTCTACGTTGGAGCCGGAAAGAGAGTCGCCGCTTTTAATGCGACCCTTAGAATCAAAAGAAGCTGTCGTGGCCCCCAACAAATCCGAGATCGAATTTTTACTCTGATGGATATTAAGGATATAAGAGTATTCAAGAACAGCCTCTTCATAAGCAGAATAGACGTTTCCTTGGGTTAGCTCGATGTCCAGTACATCACCACCTAATTTTTTATACGTATAGGCGACTTGATCAGCAGCCCCAGATAAGAAATCCGTGGAGCCGGCATACACTCCAAATGGGAGGGTCGCGGCAACATTGCCGGTAGTGCCTGTAACAGGTAAAACATTGGAATTAGTGGTGGAAGCCGGATTTAATTTTGGTATGGCCATTCATTGTCCCTCATAGGCTATTACTAAATAGAAAGCCCCGCCTCAAAAGAGACGGGGCTTTCAAAAAGTTGACTCTAAAGTCTACTCTTACAGGTCACGTATAATTACTAGACCATACATATCGGGGCGCACCATCTGCTTGGCGTATCGCGTCATGACACCTTTACGGGGCACGAAGTCTTCAACACCAAAGATAGTAGGCGTAGTCTGTAGCGGCACATACGGCGCATAGACATATCCACTCTCCAGGAAGCTACTTCCACGTCGGCCAACTAGGACCAAGTTACGTACGAAATAGGGATCGACAATAACGTCGAACTTCTTAGACAGTGAACCAACCTTAACGGCACCAATCTCACCCTTGTCACTATCAGCGGTTACGTTTGCACGGAAACCAGCGGTGAACTCAAGGATGTTGGCAACTTCGGGTCCGCAGACGACAAAGTTGGCAGCACCACGGAGAGTCTTCCGGTGGATCTGAGCTGACACATCGTTGATTGCTTCAACGAGAGTCTCGTACCACTCGCTCACGTTACCAGTGAAATCCGGGGGACCACTAGAGTTAGAACGTGCGACACCAGTCGCGGCAACCACGAACTGACCAGGACTACGCGACCAATACCGAGTATCAGCCGTTGCACCCTTGATGAGATCTGTGAGGATCTCTTGGTCAATTTCGAGAGCGATCTGCTCAGACAGAATCTGAGTTAACTCGACCTCGGCATCAAGGTTGTGGTAGGCATTGAGATCTTGTCCCAATTCCGGAGTCCACTTAGCCTTGAGCTTCTTGGTGATAGCAGTGACAGCCACGGAATCGATTTTGATGTCGATTTCGGGGATGTAGTCGCTACCTTCAAGAGACCAGGGAGTGGCACCAACAACGGAGCCGAGGGCGCCGCCAGTGGCGAACACATCTCGCCTCGGCCAAGTAACTGTAAGCGCTCCACCGGTGATATCGCTCATAATCCCAGAGAGATTACGACCGGTATCGTTAGTAAACACGACGTTCAGCGTAGCACCAGTTCCACGAGCACTGCCCGAGAAAGACGTCAAGCGACGCTGATGGAACGTACCGTTAGCAAGAGCGCCAGCATTCGCATCGAGCGAATTGCTGCCTGTGCCGATAGTAAGCGCCACTAGATCATCATAGTTAAAGTTAGCCAAGCCGGATGAGGTGATACTCATCACACAAACTACAGTAGAACCGGAAACAAGATCCGGATCATACTGACAAAGTTGATCAAGTAGATTACTCGTCGAACCGAACGTACCACTAACCTGGGCGCCCGCGGCAACATTCGCAAGATAAATAAGTTGCGAACCAGTTGGCGAGGAGTAACCGTTGTTCAGGGCATAAGGACCCTGCTGCGGGGTACTACCCGAGTTAAGGAGCGCACCACTAATGATTTGCGCGCCAACACGTCCCTGACCATAAATGGAAGTATCGAGGGGGTTACCCAATCGAGGCTCACCAGCATTCCCCCCACCAATATTGGCGGAGAAAACAAAGTCAAGGAAGAAGATGAGGCCCGAGGGCAAACTCATCGGCTGAACGCTAACGAGTTCGTTAGCAATCAAAGCGCCGAATACACGGCGAACGAGGGGGAATGCAACAGCTGCAAAGCCCTCGACATCACCAACAGCCATGCTGCTGGTTTCACGGAGTAGCTCTTTTGCTTGG